CAGTCGCCTCTCTGAAGTGTTCGTGGATGTCGCCATCCACCACCACGTCAGCAAACGCCCCACTATCCCAGCGGGCCATGTAGTGGGCGAGCATTCTTAGCTCCAGGCCCGAGGCATCACAGCCCACCAACACCCAACCGTCACGGGTCGGGCCAAAGCAGCTTCGACACTCGGCCCCATAGCGCCGACCTACGGCGGGAACCTGAGCGCAGTTGGGCTTCGTGTGCGTCATCCGCCCCGTCTTGGTCCCCGACACATTCACTCTCCCGTGGATGACGCCATTCCGCTGAAGCTGGAGCCACGCGCCGGGGCCTTCGGTGACCATCGTGAGCTTCTTCTGAAGCTCCTCGAACTCGGCGAACTGCTGGGCCTCGGGATACGGAAGAGCCTTCAAGATCGATCGGTCGATCTTCGCGCTCCCATCCTTGTTCCACGCAGCAGGCTCCCAGCCATATTTCTGCTGAAGACAGCGACCAACATGGTGGCGGCTTGCGGGGTTCAACTCGACGAGCTTGATGCGCTCGTACTCACAGCCCTCGGCGACTGAAGCGATGCAACCGGCGACCTTGTTCTGCTTCCGCATCGACCGCTTCGGGACCAGTCGCCCGTCCGACTCGAACCAGGGGGGCCAGACCTCGCGGAGTTCCGAGGCCAGCTCGTCCCGTCGAGCGGCGAGCTCGTTCCCTAGCTGGACCGCGGCGGGGACATTGATCCGGATCCCGTTGATCCGTTGGCGTCGGAGAATGGCAGCGCACTCGCTGTCCAAGATCATCGAGTCCATCGAGAATCCCGATCGCCTAACCAACCACATCAGGACCTCGGCGTTCGCCAGGACATCCTGCTCGCAGTAGTCGAGCATCTCGTCCGAGAACGTCTTCCAGTCCGTCGATTCACCGAACGAGTCCTTGTAGGACCCAACTCGCCACGCCCATATCTTCAGCGAGTGTCCGCCAATGAAGCCATCAGGGGCCGGGCCTCGGAGCTTCTTGCACTTGTCGTTGAGGCGGAACAACCGATCACGGGGGTACGCCATCTCCGCAGCGACCCGCGTGTCGAGTATCTGAGTACCAGCTCGAGGTCGCCATGAACAGAGCTGCTCAAGGACCGGTAGGTCGTAGTCTACGATGTTATGCCCACAGATCAGGGAAGCGCCACGGAGTAGATCGACGAGGTCCTCGTCTTCTCCGGGTCGGAACCGGTGGACTTCTTCGGAATCGATATCGACTGCGACGGCGCAGTGGATAAGCGAGACCGGGTCTTTCCGCCTCTCCCAAGGCGTGGACAAGAGACCATCGGTCTCGAGGTCGAACAGAATACGCATGAGTCCCCCTCCCACAATCAAAACCCAATGTCATCATCAGTTTGATCCGGCCCGTCGGCCTCAGTTAACCGCCCCGTCTCGGGGTCGTAACCCAACCACCCCGCGGTCCCGGTCAGCCAACCGGCGGGCCGATTCTTCAGCACGCGCACCCTCGTGAGGTTTGAGTTTTGGGCATCCTGATCATCCCGCTCAAGCGCAACGATCTGATCAGCGAGCTGTTCAAGTGCAGCCGATCCTCGGAGATCGGTCTTCCGAAGCTGCTGCCGGTCTTCGCCTGTCCGCTTGATATGCGAGACCACCTGAATGCACAGGTTGAGATCCTGGGCGAGCGTCCGAAGCCGAGTCATTAGGACATCCAAGTCCTTGCGCTCGTCGTTCGTCGCTAGCCCCGAGACCACCATGGTGATGTGGTCAAGAATGATCAACTGACACTCACGACCCACGGCCATGTAGCGAACTACGTTGACGAGCTTCTCGATCTCAAGGGATCCCCAGTGGTCGTGGACCACAAGACCGGGAGCAACCCGATCAAAAGCACGCCTGAGATCATCAGCATCAACATCAGCAGCAGGCAGGTGCAACTGACGATTAAGTTCCAGGCCCATCTGGTGACGAACCGTGTCGCGGACAGACTCTTCGAGTGCAATGACTCCCACACGGTGTCCCTGGGAAATCGCCGAGTGAATGATCTCTCGGGTGGCCGTTGACTTACCCACGCCTGTGCCCGCAGTCCAGACAACAATCTCCTGCCTCCTCAATCCTTGGAGATGCTGATTCACCGACTCCCACGGATACGATGCAAACGCGGGAGGCTGTGGCGCCGCGACCACGTCCCAGAGATCAACCGCATCAACGAGTCCATCCGGCGCATAACGGTTCGCATTCCAGAATGCTTCACGCACTTCTTTCTGACGGCCCGCGACCAGCATGTCGTTGGCATCCTTGAGAGGCAGCGCCATGATCGAGGCCAGACCGGGACGAAGGATCTGAGCCACTTCCGTCGCGGCCTTCTGCCCCGGCTCGTCCGAGTCGAAGCAGAGGATCACCTCATCAAACCCCTCCACCCAGGAGAGGTTCGCAGCCACTGCCTTCGCAGCACCCTTCGCTCCCGTAGGCAACGAGACAACAGGCCAATCACCCATGATCTCGTAGATCGAGAGGGCGTCGATCTCGCCCTCGGTGACGACGAGCTTCTTGTTGGGCTGGGGCTTCCAGAGCTTCTGCCCGAAGAACGTGCCGGGCATAGCACCGGTCACGAACATGTCCTTCTGGGCAGTCCGTACCTTCTGGGCCACCACCCGACCCGCTTCGTCATGGTAGGGGGCGACCTGCACGGCCCTGCCATTCCCATCTCGGGTCTTGAAGTAGCCGAACTTCTCGCAGGTAGCCTGGGAGATGCCCCGCTTCGGTAGCGGCAGGGGCCGTTCAGTCTCAATCAGATCGGTCATGCCGGGTGTCCTCCTGCTTACCGGCTGCGGTTGGTCAGTCTCGCCATCCCACTTGCTGTTCACACCGCACGAGAAGCAGTGCGCCCACCCGGAGTCGTAACGGGCGAGTGCGTCGGAGCTGCCGCAGGACGCACAGGGTTGGTGGGTCTCGATCGCTTGTCCCCCTGCCACTCCGACCTATTCGGCCAGAGCCTGCAAGGCATCTTGCAGTTCCACGACGGGGTCCTGAGTGGGAGGTGCCGGGGTGATTTCATCGAGCCGCCCGCGCAAGGCGCCCAGCAAAGCGTCCACGCTTGAATCAGCGAGGCCTGCGTTACGAAGCATCTGAACTTTCGCGTGTACGCCTTCGGCCTCCAGCCTGTCAGCCTCTGTCCACGCAAAACTGGGCGAAGACGAGAGGAGCGCGAACGCAAACACAACCAGAAGAATCCATCGAGTCATTTCAAAATCTCCGATCTAGTAGCTTGCCGAGATGTACCCGACGGTACCGGTAACACCCACCAGCGTTGTGGTCGCTATGACCCCGCACCTCAGCCGCATGCGGAGCTGATCACCATCCTGAAGTTCGACAAGCGTTTGACCACTCATCTGCACATAGACGAATGCATTCGTCGCCGTACCTTCGTCTCCACTGGCTGCGGTCGAACCAACTTCCAACCAAGCTGATCCACGGTATCGCTCTAGAGTGACTCGCATCGCGGCTGAAGTAGTGGCCGAGGTCCCGAGACACCCGCCTAGCAAACCAAACCCCACATCAAACACTCGAGTGGGGGCCGACGTATTTTCGCCGTAGACGAGTTCGTTGTAATCGGCCTTGGTAAAATGCGGAGAACTCCCAGTCACGAGGGTTGTCGCGTCGCCGATCGCGCCCGCGTAAATCAGATTCCCCGGATTCTGAAAAGTGATCCAGTAGTCCCCTGAACTCGTGTTCTCCAAGACACCCCTAATCGGCTGGTACCCCGAGTCGGTGTCTTCCACTGCCGCAGCGAGTCCCGCGCTGGGCGTCGCAGCCTGAGCAAATGCGTCACCCGCCGGCCCGATCAGCAGGGCTACCGACAGCAGTGAGGCGTACAGCACCGTCACGAACCACGAAACATCCTTCAGCCTTTTCACGTTCACTCCTCCTGGCCCTCAAGCCAGTCTGCAACCTGACGGATCGTTGCCGCCTCTGCATTGTTCTTGATTCGATTGGCAACCACGGACACCACCGCCACGTTGTCAGCGATATACCCTCGGTCGGGATCTAGCCGGTCGATCGAGGGAGAGTTCTCAGACCCACCCTTGTCCTTCCGGCCATAGTCCAGCTCGATGCCTAACACTGGACATCGCTGATTCCACTCCACACAGAACTCGTCGAGCTCGAATGGGATCTCTAGCTTGAGAGCCCGCGCCTTCGCAGACCTCAACAGGTTCAGCTTTCGGTCTCGGTTGTCTGGGTGATTCGGCGAGCGATCACTCGTCGAGCCACCCCATGGGAATTCGAGCTGCACTGCTCTCGAACCCGTGCTTCTCGGCCCACTGCTCATTGGTTGTCTTGCCTCCACGCCGAATCGGCCGGCGTGCGAAAGCGTCGGTGGACCAGACGATGCGGAGGTCGAGCAGGGGGTAGGCATCACGAACAGCGAGTAGCTTCGTCCGATCCGAACCGGACTCCCAGCCAGGAGTCCAGCCCTTGAATTCAATGTGGATGGTCCGTCCATTCCGAGTCTTGATTCGGAAGTCGGGCAGGTAGTCATGCTGGAGCTGGTACGAGAACCTCTCGGGCTCGTAGTCCCAGGCGATCCCCTCGGACTCCAAAGATTCTGCCAGCGAGAGTTCGCCACCTGACCGAAACGAGATGACGGGGCCGTTTCCGACCGCCGCCTTGACTCGTTTCGGCAGGCGGCGGGCCATCTCAGAAGTCCTCGTCGTCTTCGTCGGCGTCAGCCGCGGCGACCGGGGGCGCAGCGGGCTGGCTCTTCTCAACGGGCCTCGTCTTCACCTCGATCAGCTCGTCGGCATCGTCGAAGAACCCATCATCACCATTATCCCCGCCGCCCCCTTCGTAGGTCACGAGGTCGATCACCTTCACGGCCTTCGGTTGGAGCTGCACGAAGTGCTTCTTCTGGTAGGCCGTGGGGAAGCACTCGAACTGAAGCTGGAGCAGCGAGCCCGAACCGATCACGCCTTCACGAGGCTGTCGGATCTTCAGATCGACTGACCACTCCTGCCCTGCACGAGGACCACGTTGGATCGTTCCTCCGGCGACCCGGCGAAATGCCACGAGCAGGACGCCCGTCGGCTCACCGGTCTCCTCGTCCTCCTCGTAGCGGTAGAGCGACTGGGGCTTCTTCTTGCGGGCCGACTTGTCTGCGCCTTCGATCTCATCGAGGATCTTGATCATCTTCTCGACCGCCTCCGGCTCCTCGAGCCGAAGGAGGCACTCATACTTGGGCTTTTGCCCGTCCTTCTGGAACGGCTGAGACAGGGCCACAAACCCGGCTCGTCCTACGGGGGTGACCCACTTCCGTCCTGCAAAGTGATTTTCTGCCATTCGTCCAATCCTCTCTCTCGTTCTCGCTCCTTGAGGAGCTGGTCTTCAATTGCTCTTGCATCGAGGCCGATCACCATCAGCCCCCGGTACAGGCCCAGTGGCAGGTCATCCGCCCCTGGGTGCTTCTCCAGCCAGTCACGGCAATCGTCGATCGCCTCTCGACGAACCTCGTCCTCCGCGAGCATGACCTTGCCGTTCACGGCTCTATCCCTTCCGAAACCCGTCGGGCATCGACTCGTCCTCCAGCGTTCGTCTGATGGCGTCGTAGTGGCCGCCCTTGTCGGCATAAGCGGCGTCGTTAAGCATCCGCCCAGCGGCCTCCAGCGCCTTCTGAGGCCGCACCCCGTACCGCTCGCAGCCCAACAGGAACAGGCACGCGGTCGAGGCGAGCAGCCTCTCCGGCTCACCATGCAGGTCGCTCAGAATCTTGAACGCATCCTGAGCAACCCCGAGGGCCGACTGGCTGTAAAAATGATCCATCTCAATGCCAGATCGCATAACACCCCCTGCACTCGGAACCTTTTAAAATCCTCAACGGGACCCTATGGCATTGATCGTCGATGGGCACACAATCAACAAAAGAAATAGGGCGAGTCGAGGACCTCAGAAAGATCCAGCCTGCCCAGGGTCGGGGACCCCACCAGCTCCGAGGCCTTGAGGCCCAGAGGCAGAGCCATCTCATCGAGGAGATGCTCGAACAAGCTGGGGTCCCGGTACAGCTCGACGAAGGACTGACGGAGCGTGTCCGCGAGCAGCGGGGCATCCGCGGCATGGACCCCGAACGAGTCGTGGACCATCGAGAACGAGATTGGGGTTGGCGACTCCTGCTCCATCCGCAGGACCGTCATCATCAAGTGAGCCGCATCGAGCGAGTGGATCAGGTTCGGCGGGGCCGAGTGCTGGCTTTTCCGGCGGGACACGCCCCCTGCACGATCGCGGAGGACGAACTTCCTGATCTCACCGTTCAGGATCGTCTTGACCCGCCGCTGCGACGATCGCTCGTAGCCCTGGCGAACCTCAAAGTTCGTCCAAGGCACGGTCCACCGCGCATGGGCCCCCGCGGCAGCCAGCTTGCCGACGAGCTCGCGGATGAGCTGCATGGCCTCCACGGCTCGAGGTGCCGACCCTCTGATCGACTCGATGATGATCGGCGCGATGTAGACCGACGGGTCGCGGAGGGCATCCGAGTCCTCGAACGGGATCTTCCCATGGTTGGCCGTCTGGATCTGACGCAGGAGGTCAGTCGTCTGAACCATCACCCCATGATCGGTCACCCCGTATGGGGTCGTCATCGTGGGCCGCTTCGCCAGGGTCCGGTTGATCAGGCCACTATCGAGCCACTGCTTGGCGATCGACTTCCCTTCGGCGGCATCCGATTCGACCCGATCGAGGATCAGGTCGGCCACCCGATGGTAGATATCGGCGGGGGCATCGGACCCGACGAGGTTCGTGACCTCCGCTCCAGCCTCGTCTCGGAGCAGAGCCGAGTAGTGCTGGAGGCCAGAGCAGGTCGCATCGAGGGCGACTGGGATCGAGGACCGCTCCGTTGTCAGGGCCTCCGTGTAATCGAAGCACCAGTTCAGGAACGTGAACGGCTTGTCCGCGTCGAGCCACATGCGCTCTGACATCGGGTCCTCTGCGACCCGGAGGATGACCTCCTCGTTGGTCTCGACCCACTCGACGCGGTCGGAGTACGCGGCCTTGTCGATGCCCCAGTTGTTGGCCCCGTGGACCTGAAGCCATTGCCATTGGGCTTCGGTGGTCAGACGTTTGGCCTCGGCGAACCGGAGCAGCCCCCGCTGTTGGTCGGGACCTTGAGGGGAGAGCTGGGAGTTGGTGGGGTACAGCCGACCACGAGAGTCGAGCTGACAGGCGAAGTAGATCACGTCGTCCGAGAAGGCTCGTGCCGCCTTGACCGTCGAGACCAGAGAGAACCGCCTCGACTGCTCGCGTGAGTTGTGGGCGTTCGTCTTGGCGACCTGAACCTTCCACAACTTCCACTCGTCATCCCCCGGCTGGGCCTCGGCCGGCTGGGGCGGGACGGGAACGGGGTTCAGTTCGGGGATGCCCTTGACTGGCCAGGACTCCTGCCAGCAGTGCTGGAGCATCTCCGACGTGTCCCGGTCAACGATGTATGGGGTTCGCTGGATCGCGTTCATAGCCCCAAACACCCAAGTGAGATCGCGACTCTCCTGATCGGCGATCCACTGGAGATCGTCGCTCTTGCAGAAGGGCAGCTCGAAGGTCACCAGCCCACCACCCATCACCGAGGTCCACGGGACGGGCTCTTCGACCATCGGCAGGAACACCGGGTGGGACCACTGGAGCCGCATGTCCTGGGTCTCGAGCCACTGGTGGGCTTTGTCGGTCAACGAGTAGATCGACCGCTGCCTCCTCGGCCCG